GACAATGCGCTCACACAGGGCAGTGATGAGAAACTGTTTATTTCCATTAACGATAGTGGCGGGGGTATTCCTGGACCGCCCGGGATTACCCCGCATATCGGCGCAAACGGGAACTGGTGGATAGGCGAAACAGATACAGGTACCAAAGCCCAAGGATCAGGTGATAACACAGGTACAGTCGGAGCATCGTCGTGGTCTGAACTGCTAGATAAGCCGGACACCTTTCCACCATCAGGTCACGGACATATTCAGGCAGAGATAGAGGATTTTGACCATGAGCATACAATTGCCGAAATAACTCTCCTTCACGATTTATTTGATGATATTGAAAGCGATATTGAAAAGCGGACGGTTCTCAGCGCGGTACATAACGAAGATGATGCAACGGTCACATTCATCTATTCAGACCAATCAGAAAAGATTGTCGAGCTTGCAGGGTTTGATATCGACTACGACAAAGCCACAAAAGAATTCATCCTATTCAACCCCGACGGTTCAGAGAAATCAAGAGTTGACATATCCGATATCATCCCTGTATTTGACGGTTCGACAGGCGGCCATATACAGACAATTATCCACGATAATGAAATCCGAGCGGTATTGCTTGCGGGCTCGATTAAAGAAACCGAGCTTTCTGAAATCCTGCTTAACAAAATAAACGGCAAGGCTGAATCTAGCCACTCGCACGGTATCGGCGACTTATCAGGCGTGGCAACAACAGCACAAGGCACAAACGCTGATAATGCGGTGAGATTTAATGCACAGACATTGACCACCGCACAGAAAACGCAAGCTCGAAATAACACAGAATCAGCAAAGATTGAAAGCATGACATGGGCTGATTATTTGACGCGGCGTGTTGCGGGTACGCTTGAGAATAATGTTTATTACGATGTTGCGGACAGCCCAGAGGATGGTACGCTGGGTTGGTGGATGCCTGATTATCCGAGAGCAGAAACGGTTAACCGCATATCGACGGCAACTGGTTCATGGACTGCGGATAGAGATGGGTGGGTTCATATCGGCGGCAATAGAACTGTGTCATCACCGGAAAGAATTGCCTTTAGCATAGGTGGTGCAGCCTTTACAGTCGTTGCTTCGGCAGGTGGGTGGTTTGGTGAGCTGTATCCGGTTAGGGCTGGAAACGTTATAGCCTTTACTTCTGCACCCGGCTTTACTGGTTTGTTTTGCCACTTCATACCACCAATAGTCGCTCCCGCCCCGCCATTGGCAACACAACCGCATTTGTGGCCTACGAACGGTTCTGAGGTCAATCTTGGCGATGGAACTTTTGGTAGGAGATGGACTGGTAACATTGTTGCGGCTGTAAATGTTTTTCACCATGTTGTATTAAATAATACTCTAGGAGGAGCTATTGTTATTGATACAGGAGGATATTGGTTTACTGGTAACGCTAATTCAAGAAATATTAACAAAATATATTACGCAACAACGTTAACCACTGTAAACGCATCAACATTACCGTCCTTTGTATCTAATTTAGCAATAACTACATCGGGAGATTTAATATTTTCATCTCAATCTACGAACGCAAGAGCAGGCACAACAAATAATTCATATGACGTATGGATTAGGTACAGAAAAGTTTAAGGAGAAACAACATGGCAATATACAAAGGAACTGAATTGCTATCCAATAAAGGCAGTTCACCGCAGCATATAATCAACTCACCGCACCTATGGCCTGTCAATCAGGAGATTGCGTTCGGTGATGGAAGCTTTGGTGTTAGGGTGATTGGGTTTATTGAAGTACCGGCTCGAGTATATATAAATGTTAATATATACCAAATTGGTGTTCCCGCAAATATTATAAATGCTGGCGGATGGCTTCGCAGAGCTACAGCAACCAAACATTTAATTGGTGGAACTAGTTATGCACAAGCAGACGCAAGTTTATTTGGTGATTCAAGTATTTATATTGATGGAAATGGAGCTATTGGGTTAGGCTCTTGGTCAGTGAACGCTAGAGTAGGTTCGCTAAACAACGATTACGATATCTGGATTCGCTACACGAAAGTTTAGAACATAACCGCCATGGGCGGTATTTCAATATCAAAAAGGAGCATAGATAGGATTATGAACAGACTTGAAAAGTTTTTGAGCACAAACCTGAAAAGTGCAGACCCTGCAACCGACATAGATCTGATTAACAAATACACAGTGGAAAAACTGACCCCGGAAGAGGTCTTTTGTTTCTCTGTCATCTTATGCGACAACGATATAGACCGCGATACGGAACGCTTCACGGACAAAAGCCTTGAAGCTCTTGCGCCGCTTTTCTGCGGGAAAACGGGCATTAGCGACCACCGCTGGAGTTCCAAGGAGCAGATTGCGCGTATATACCACTGTGCGGTAGAGGATGGCGGGAAAAAGAACAAGCTCGGCGAACCGCTTAAGAACCTTGTGGCAAAAGCATATATGCTTGCCAAGGACAACCAGAAAATGATTGACGCTATCAACGGCGGCATCGTCAGGGAAGTTTCTGTTGGCTGTTACATGGGCAAGTGTGCCTGCTCCATATGCGGCAAGGAGTTTCATTGGTGGACTGGAAATTGCCGAAACGAGGATGAACCTCACTCAAAAGGCAAAACATATGAGGGTAAGCTGTGTTATGGAAACCTTGAGGATGCAAAGGATGCATATGAGTTTTCCTTTGTTGCCGTGCCTGCACAACCGGGAGCGGGGGTGACAAAGGACCTTAAAGGCATTGAGGGTATGGTCAAGGAATTATCGGAATGCGACCTTAGCAAAGTTACCCGGGAAAACCTTCAAGCGCTGATGCAGAACCTGCATAAATCGCAGATGAGTAATGAAGACCTCGAAAAGCGAAATAAGATAATGGCGGAAATGGAAAATATATCATATTAAAGATTGGAGAAAAACAAAATGACACTATTTCAGATGAAAGAACATATAGCGACACTTCGAGCGGAAATCAACGAACTCAAAAAATGGATTGCTGAAAAAGCAGCAGACCCGACCACTCCTATGGAAGAAATAGACGCAAAAAAAGCGAAGATGGACGATCTTATCAAACGCTACGAAATGCTCAAGGAGCAGCATGACGAACTTGAAACCAAGCAGCGCTTGGACGTTGCCTTTCAAGCAGGCTCAAGCCCGGAGCATGACGAGAAGTCTGTCAAGATCATGGCAAAAGCGGCTTTCTATAAAGCGGCGCTTCTTGGCGGTGATGTTCAAAGTGCATCAAAGGCACTGGGCGGCATTCCCGAGAACAGCGCGGAGTTAGGATTCGGGGATAACCTGCTTCCAACCTCCTTGAGCACCGAACTCATCACGGAGCCGGTTGACGAAAACGCGCTACGCGATATAGAGCCGGTTTCAAACATCACGGGTCTTGAGGAGCCTATCATCACGTTTGAAATCGAGGATGAGGATTATGAAAGCATTACCGACGAAGAAACGGCAAAAGAAATCATGGCATCAGGCGGCAAGATAAGTTATGGACGTTTTAAGACAAAACTGTCCGCAACGGTCAAAGATACAGTCATGCACGGCACATTAACGAATCTTGTGACGACCATCGAGAATGCGTTACGGTCGGCACTGGCAACGAAAGAAAAAATTAACGCATTCCGCAAAAAGCCACATGCCAAAGAGGGCCACATGAGTTTCTATCTCAACGAGATAAAAACTGTAAAAGGCCCTGACCTCATTCAGGCGATTATCAACGCATGGTCGGATCTGCCTGATTACTTCTCGAACCGTGCTAGTGTAACAATGCGTAAGCAAGACTACTATTCGGCGATAAGGAAACTTGCAAACAACAATGCCGACCTATGGGGAAAAAAGCCTGAAGACGTTATAGGTATCCCCGTTAAGTTCGTTGACCGTGCCGTTGTCCCCGTGGTGGGAGACTTCTCATTCAGCCGTCAGAATTATGATATCGGCACGATTTACGAAACCGACAAAGACGCTAGAAAAGGCGAGTATTACTTTGTGGTCACCGCATGGGGCGATCACCGCATCCGCCTGAAAAGCGCATTCCGCCTAGCAGAGGTCGATGAGCCTGTATCAGGCTAGGAGGGCTAGGGCATGAAAAAAATAAAGGTTTTGAAAGAGTTCCGGGATAAGTACACAGGA